AGGCCAGTTCCCCGTGTCGATAGGTGTCATCCCGTTCAGGTTCCCATCCCTCGACGCTGATCTGCCGCTGGCGCTCGGCCAGCACGTCGCGGGCGGCTGCGGTCAGCGCATCGCCAGCAGCGGGAGCGGCGACAGGCGCATGCCTGTAGAGCGGCACGCTGTACTTGGCCTGGCGCAACGGCGTCTTGTTGCGGTATTCGTTGGTGACCGGGATATCAATGCCTGGCTCCATCCAGGCCGCCGGCGGATCTTGCTCCAGCGTGGATACGGGGGATGCAGGGGTGCCAGGAGCGGCGGGGAGGGGCATCCAGTGCGTTGGCTCGATGCGCCAGCAATTCGGCACGTCATCTGCTTCGACGGCCGTTTCAAACCAACCGGCCTCGACATCATCCGGTTCTTCCCATTCCTGGCCGATGTATTCGGCAGACATCCACTGCCCACAAACGGTGCGCCACTTGCCGAGGGAATTCCAGTAGCCGAGCAACAGCGTGCGGCCGGTTTGGGGCGCGTTCTCGATGGGCAGCCAGTCAGCGCCGCCGCAGATCGCCGCATTGTCCTGGGCGTTGGCCTGGGCCTGTTCCATGCCGCCGAACCACATGGCCTGTTCCTTCTCGGTGTTGCCAGTTCGGGCGAGGGTGTTGTCGGGGGCCCAGGCGGGCACCTCGGGCTGTTCGGGGGCGGCGGGTACGTCGAGGGCGGCGCCCATGAGGCTGCTGAGAGCTTCATCGGGGGCGGTGGTGGTCTTGGGGGCAGGGGCGTTCATTGGGCGGTTTCCTCTTCGGGGATCGGCACCTGGGCGGCGGCTGCGGTGGCCTCGGCGGCGCGGCGCTGCTTTTCGGCTTGCTTGGCGCGGACGGTTTCGACGGCGCCGTGGGCCTGGAACAGGTCCAGGAGGGCGGCGGCCGGGATGGTGATGGTTTCGGCGGCTACGCGGCCTTCCTGGATATCCAGAAGGGTTGCGCGCTGGTTGGCGTCCAGGCCCTGCATGAAGGTATCGACGCCGCTGATGAGCGGGGACACGACCTTGCGGGGCAGGGCGCGGCCGTGGATGGTGCTGGCGGTCACCTTGGTCTTGCCGGCGGCCTTGGCCTGGTCCACCTTGCCGGTCAGGAAGTCGCCGGCATTGGCGCCCAGCCTGCGCACGGCGTCGATAGCAACCTCGGCGGACACCTTGCAGCTGCGGACCAGTTCTTGCACGTCGCGCTCAGCGTCTGCCAGGACAAGGTAGTTTTCGACGTGGGTACGGCTGCAATGGACGAGGGCGGCAATCTCGGCGCTGTCCAGGCCGGCGCCGCGGAAGCGCTTGAAGCCGCGCGCCGCTTCCAGTGGGCGCAGGGGAGAATTCTTGTTGCTGGTGTATACGCGTGCCAGGCGGTCAATCTTGTTGCCCTGGAAAGCCACGATGGAAACCCACTCGATGGGGAATCCCTGGGCGATGGCGCGCCCCATGGCATCGAAGCGCCGGTGCCCGTCGACAAGCTCAACGCCGGACCCGTCAGCCATCGCGATGACCTCCAGCGGCGGCAACGTACCGCCAGCCAGGATGTGGGCAAGCAGTTCCTGAATGTCGGTTTCGTAGAAGTCGTCCAAGTCGCGCGGGTTGAAGTCAGGGGCCACGTGGATCCGGTGGTACTGGATCTTCATCGCGTCGGCGCGCTTGATCGTCTTGTCCAGAATCATCGTCTTGAACGATGCGGGGGGTGTGGTGGTGGTCATGCGGGCACCTTGGGAGGGTTGGACTTGCGCGGGTAGCGCTTGCGGGGGGCTTTCTGGGCCTTGCGCGGCCGGCCCGGCGGGCGGCCGGTGTGCTTGCGGCCCCGCCAGATGTCGGTGATGGTCTGCCGCGACACCTCGAAGATGTCGGCGAGTTGCTTGCTGGTCTGGTTTCCCCGAGCTTCCCGAATGAGGTTCGCTTCGCTGTCGGTCAGACGCCGCTCGGGAGGGTTGCTCCAATCGAACCGGCTTCGCGGGGCTTCGATTTGCGGCGTCCAGCCGCTTTGGTCGCGGACGATGAACTGGATTCCGTTCATAGGGCCATCCGCAGCAGCCAGCCCAGCACCTGCGGGCCGAAGAGGAAGAACGCGGCCAGGCCGGCGGCGGCAGGCCACGCCCACCAGGGGATATCCGCGTCCTTGCTCCAGTTGCCTTGGCCGGCGTGGTCGCGGGGGGCGATGAGGTTGCCCAGCTGGCGGGCCGCCTTGGCGGCGATGCGCAGGGGCCGGACGCGGGCCGGGGGCGCGTTTGCGCTGATGGTGTTCATTTGGTGGCGCTCCAGGGATCGGTGGCGACATGCCGCCGTGCGAAGTGGTCAACCAGGGGTGCCAGCACCAGCCACGCGAACGCGAGCAGGCCCAGGCCCTTGGCGAGGGTTTCGATAGAGGTCATGGGGATTTGCGCGGTAGGGCGCGGTGGTGAGGCTTCGGAGAGCGGGCCGGTTACAGCGGCCAGTGGTATCGGAGGAAAGTCACTTTTTGCGCCGGTGACGAAGCGGCGCCGGCCCGCTCTCCGAAGCCGCCCCGGCGTGCGGGGCATGGCTTGCGGTGCTACTTGCTGAGGTCGCGGCCGAAGTTGGCAACGTCGATCAGTTCTTCGATGAAGCGTATAAGTGCTGCAAGCATGTAGTGCCTCCTGTGCTGCGAGTGGGTGAATAATGTCCGGTGTGAGGTAAAGTTCGGCTTTCTTCTTGTTTGGGACGTGAGCAGATGACAAACAGACGAGTCCTCAAGGAGGCAGCGTTCCGGGCCTGGAAGACCACTATCGAGGCCGGATACAGCAAGCGTCGAATCAACACAGAAGGTGATCTGCAGGCCTTCTTTTGGCAGAACCTGCGCGCTGAGGTCGGCGAAAACAGCCGCACGATCTTTGTTCAGCCGCGCGTCAAACTCCCCGGCGATGGAGTCAACGGCAAGAAGACCGTGGTGCCAGACATTGTTGTCTGCAATTCTCGATCGATCATTGGTGTTATCGAACTAAAGTATCGCCCGCGGACCAGGCCGAACATCAAGAAAGACCTCGATTCACTGCAGGTATTGGCCCAGTTGAAATTGGGAAGCGATGTTGAAATCAAGAACGAGCGCTTCTTGGGCGAAGGGCCTGCGGTTCGAACTCAATACAACTTGGCACAGGATGTGCTTTGGGTATGGGCGGGGGTGTATTGCGGAGACGTATGCAGTTACACGCCGGAAGACGGGACGAAGAACTCGTTCATATGCGATGCTCGCGACGACGAGTTTCGACGTTCGTTTATCGCACTTCACGCAGAAACCTCGAAGAGTGGCTCGGTCAAAGTGTTCGCAAAGTCTTGGGGCAAAGCGGCGCTTCGGTAAGCGATGGCCGAAGCCTGCTTTTCGACGGGATTGGGGCCTCGGTAACGGCGTTCAAAGTAGATCCGCACTCGAAGTCATTTTTCGACTTCGAGTACGTTTCGGTTTATACGGCCTGAGGTTTGGGCTTCTGCCGCCGCGATCGGCGGCGCTTCGAAGGCGGTGGGGATGGTTTGGTATCCGCAGTCGACGTTTGGGTGCCTGGATGGGAGGATTTATTGGCGGCGGATCTGTGCTGCCGTGCCGTATCTTTTTGCTTGGAATGTGTAGATCCAGGCTTTTTATTTGCTTTTGGGCGAGCAAACTGAGCCTTTCGACTAGCCTCATGGGCATGTGTTCTGTGGACTTTTTGCAGCCCGATATCTAAGGCCTTGGTAATCCCCGGATTTATGCGTAGCTTGCCCGACATCTTCACCTTGGGGGCGATGTCTGTCAGCGTCCGTTCTCGATAAGCGAAGTGATAAAAGGATTTTCCATCCCCCACCTCTTCGGAATATCCAATGACGTTGACGTCATAAAAAAACTGGAGTAGAGCTTCCGCGTCTCGCAAATAGATCGTAGCGCCCAATGGCTCCCCGCGCACCCAATTCTGAAATCTCTTAAATGCAGTTCGAAATTCTTGATAAGTGAATTCGCCTTGACCATCTAGGTACTGGAAGAACTTCAAATAAGTAGAAAAGTCGCTTTGCTCCATGTAGAACGCAGCGTAGTTCTTCACCTCGCCCAGGAGGTAGACGCTGTAGTCCTTGGTGAAGTAGGGGTTTGCGACCACTTCGCTGGGCAGTTGAGAACTCGAGCGATGGCCCAGCCTGTCAACCGCAACATCTTTGGCTACTTGGATGAAGGTCAAGATATCGCGGGGCTTTTGGAACGAGCTTCGAAGAAAGCGCCTGAATATATGGTTATCATGCTCGGCAGATAGGTAGTGGTCTGCCGCTGCACGGGAATCTACGCTGGTTGCCTGTTGGCTGGCAAAGTACCGCCCGGTCGCTTGATACAACTCTGAATCTCTCATGTCCGTTTCAGTTGTGGTCCAATCGAGCAGCACAGAGTTGTCTCTTAACCGAGAGTTGGAGTTGTAGATATTCAGTGCATGGAACACGTCCGGGCGAAGGAGGAGTACGATTTTTATGCGGCCCGGCGTATCTCTTATGTTTCCAAAGAACTCGGTGTTCAAATGCCACGCGGCTTCGCCGAGCCCCTTTATACAAGCCAGATAGTCGTTATACGGGACAGCTTCTGGCCGGTAGTCAATACCATCCATGAAGAGTACAACGTGACGTTTCAACTTCAGGTCGGCGATGGCTCGCTTTAAGGCCGTCTCTTTCGTTAAGAGGTGATGCCGAATATGTTCCAACTCGTCAGTCTCTTGCATCGATGCCTCGGTGGAGATTTCACCGAAGTCTTTGATGCCGAGCTTCAACCCATCCCGATTTTCGCTGACTACTCTGAACGCTACTTCTACTTCCGGGTTTAGCGCTTCATGGTCGAATCGTTCGATTTCTTTTTCGATGGCATCGAACCTTCCTGTGATGCCATCAAAAAAACCCTTGCACTTTTGGATGAGCACCTGCGATGCCATGTTAAGCAATATCGGACGCCAAATGTTCGCATAGTCGCTGTACTCAAGTTTCCCCTGACGCTTCATCGCGATGAAGCGCTTATATTGACTCTCAGTCATAGTGGTCAATTTGCACAGCGTATCCTGGACGAGATTGTTCTCGAGGTAGGTGGCGTATGCAGTCTTGCCGGATCCCTTCTCGCCCAGGAGATAGTAGACAGAAGGGTCTAGGCATTTGTATAGCTCGTCTGTTCGGAGGAACAGCTGATTGAAGAAATCCTTCTGTGTGCGCGTCTTGTAGTTCACGGCGTCATTGAAAGGGTCTTTTAGGTCTTTCAGCGCCTTCCATTCCATATCGGCCACGGCTTACCTCCACATATGTCGGATAGGCCATAGTATTTCGAAAGTTTCAAAATGTCACTTAGCGCTTCAGACGGGTTGATGGTGGAGCGCAGCGGTTCCCAGAACCTACGAAGCCTGAGGAAACTGCGGTGCTGATGCAGGTAAACGCCGGGGTTATCGTCGCCACGCCCGGCTGGGCGTTGCCTGGCTGGGGCGCCAAGCACACAGGGGCCGGGGGCGCGCTGGCGCCTGGCTTGTCCTGTTTCGCCCTTCCCTGGTGGGGGCGAGCGGCCTTGGTTGTTAAAGAGCATGGATGGATGATTGCACAAGAAAAACTAGCATGCAAGAAAAACTAGCAATTGAAATTGTAAGTTTGCCCGCGACCATGGGGAGACGCATGTAAGGGATGACAAAAAGCCCGCACTAGGCGGGCTTGTATTGAGCGGACGGGTGTGGAGCAGCCTTAAGGCATTGCGCCTAAATTGGTTTCGTAGGGCACTCGTGTTGGGCCTGGATCTCTACGCGCTTCATTTGCTTGGCGAATGACATTGGCACAGTCGAGAATTGGAACTGTTCTCGTGGAATCCAAGCCTGCGCCAGTACATCGCATAACAACAACGTCCATTCGTTTCAGCGCAGCAAGCGCATCGGTCTCAGAGTTGTCAATTTCAGCCTTAACAAACGTCCCTGGGATGTTCGTGTATAGGCCTAGATATGCTCTACGTTGCTCATCTATGCCAACCGACGCAACCCGGGCCTTCAATTCAAAGGACTGGCCGACATACTTGCGATCTGCAGCGATCGTGTTCTCCAAGTATGCCCTAGCGATTTCTGTTGGTGTAGTTTGAGCCCGTGCGCCGCCAGATTGTGGCTGCTTGGGGGAGGTCGGCGCAGGATGTTCGGGTTGCGAGCTGTTCGGCGCCGCCTGTGCCAGTGAGGCTAGGCTCAGAAGAATTGCACTCCAAAAAACTTGGGTGTTCATAGCTTCGACCCCACCCAGAATGCGCGGCCAATGATTTCAATTTCAGGGTCGTCTAGACCCAAGTGCATGTCCGAGTACCCTCCTGCTAGGTTCTCTGGTCTTGCGATACATCCACCGTTGTTTCGGTAGAGCCGTTTAACCATGAGTTCCCCATGGTAGCGGAATGCATACACCTTTCCGTTGATGATCGACGTGGCTGCGCGATTGACCAGAATGATTGATCCGTCAGGAATCAGAGGCTCCATGCTATCGCCTTTGACTGACACCGACACCGTTTGCTCCGGCGTGGCACCCGCTGCCCGCAGGAAGTCTGATCGAAAAGCGAGCCGGCCTTTTTCGTTGTCGGACAGGACTAGCTGACCGTGTCCGGCAGAAACGCGGACATCTAGGCGGCGGACAGATACGAATTCCGTCAGGTCCGGGTCGGAGGTAGGCCCGACTGCAAGAAACTCGGGGGTTGTATTGAGGGCTCTTGCGACCGCTTCAAGACGGGCGCGTCTTGGCGCTGTCTTGCCGTTTTCCCATTGTTGGACCGTCTGCCAGGACACGGGGATGCGCTCAGCCAGCTGTTCCATAGACAGCCCCAGTTTTTCGCGCAGCGTCTTAATGCGTTGATGAATCGTGACCATGCGCGGGAGGTTAACCACAAGAAAGGCTTGTGTCACCGCAGGATTTTCTTGCATTGCTAGATTTTCTTGTATTAGCATGTTGAGTATGGACAAGACATCTCATATCGCGCGCGCCATCACCCAGGCCGGCGGCCCTGCGGCGACGGCCAAGAAAACTGGCGCCAAAAACTACCAGACCGTTCAGCAGTGGGAGCGGTCTGGGAATGTTCCGTCGAAGTACGCACTCTCTCTCGAAACCGCTTCAGGTGTTTCGCGGAGATTGTTGTGCAGGGAGTGGCAAGCCATTTGGCCAGATTTAGCGATCTCCGAAGGGGAGGAGAGCCATGTTTGACCGCGATCCGAACTGGCCCGATCTCCCCGCGCCGCCGGCGGCCCACCAGGAGACCCCCCATGCCTAACGCCATTTACATCGTTAGCGTTTGCGTCGCGCAGGAGCAGCGGCGTGCGGACGTGGTGTTTAACGTCCCCGCCCAGACGGACCCTGCGATCCTCAGCGCTTTGGCCGCTGCCGCCGCCGCCGTGTCTAGCCCTTCGATGGGTTCCGTTGGCGCGTCTCCTGATGGTTGCACGACGTGCAGCTCATCGTGTCCAGCGTCACCCCAGCAAAGCCAAATTCCGGGTCGGGGGCTGACGAAATGACCTTGAATGTGTGCGAACCACAGATGGGACATTGCTCGCCCGTGGCGGGGGAGAGTTTGGCCTCCAAGGCTGCGATCCGTGCCTTGAGTGCTTCGACTTCAGAGGGGAGCGCGGACACGCGCTTCCAGACGGGAATTCGCTCCAACGCTTTCATGATGTCTTCGATCATGCCCATGGTCGGCTCCTCTTCGAAAGGTTTGTCGTGTGAGAGCGCAAATCATAGAGAAGTTGAGCCGGTCACCCTACACGTCCCTGGTGACACCACCACGCCGGCCGCGCCCGGCGCGATCTGGATCGGCTCAGGGGATGCCTGATGACCTACTTCGACTGCATCGCAATTGCCCTGGCGCTGGTGGTGCTGGCGTGGGGCCAATGGCCGCCCACGATATGAGGTCAATGGATGGTCGCGCTCTCGTATACCTCCGATGCGCTGGGCGAGCGGTCTCGCTCGGCGCACAGCTCATGGAAGACATCAAGGACGGCGGATTCGGAGGGGTCCGAGAAAGCGCGGGTGGCAATTTGGCGGGCTTTCTGCAGCAGCTTTTCAGTGTCGGTCATGACAGCGGGTTTCGGTTGGAGTGATTGGAATTCTGCACGTCTCGACTCTGTTACCGATGCTGTTATCCGATGAAATTTTCCTAATAGGCGTACTCAAAAATGCAGCGAGAACAAGGGGCTAGCCTCGATTCCCTGCGCATCCGGCGGTCTGAACTTATGCAGTTCATAGACAAGGCGGAGATTGCGCGATGCGTGACGTATCGCCAGGCGGTGAGGCTTGCCTGGGAGCGGCGGCAGCTGCGCGGGATGACGATGCGGACGTTGGCCGAACTTTGCGGCATGTATCCGCAGCACGTCAGTAGCTATCTGCACGAGGATCCGGTAATGCCGAGTGGTGCCCCGCGTTTGAGCCTTCCCGCCGAAAAAATTGGCGCTTTCGAGGCTGCCGTTGGCAATTACGCCGTGAGCCAGTACCTGATTCGTCTGGGCCATCTGACCATCATGCAAGAGGTCATTGCGGCCCAGGGGGCGGTATGAGTGGCGAGCAAGCCGAGGCAATTGTTAAGCGTGCTTACCAGGAAGAGCTGCGCCGCCATGGATGGGATCAGGCGAAGGCATACGAAGCAATGCTGCTACGGGAGGGCCGCGAGCCGCAGTTGCGCATGGCCTTACTACTAGTGGGCCTGAATCATGAATTTGCTACGAGGCATTGAGACATGTTGACCAGAAGCAATTCGGGGCGCCCGGTGCGCGCAGTACGCGCGCCTGCGGCTGGCAAGGGGGCGGCGCTGTCAAGGCTGGCGGCCATGTGGTGCCAGAGCGAGCCATTCCAGAAGTGGGTGGAGTCTCGCATTGGCGCCGCCCCTCCGGGCGTGAGCCGTGAGCAGCACGCTGCGCGGTACGTGCGCGACATGTGCGGCGTCACCAGCCGCGCAGAGCTGGACCGCAACGCCAGGGCCGAGACGCTGTTTCACGCCACCATTCGCAGGCCCTTCCGCCTTTGGAGCGGTCTCGATGGCTGACTGCCTGCACATGTTCAAGGGCTACCGCGTGCCGCCGGAGACGGTGGAGGCGGTGCGGCAGGCCATCATCGACACGCGGCGCCAGGTCGACGTGGTCGCGTTGCGTGCCATGGTGGTGCCGGCGCTGGTGGCGGTAAGTCCGTGGCTGCGCGTCTCGCGTGAAGAGGCGGCTGTGGCCGCGGTGGAATCGTTCCTGTTCGACGCTGTGCGCGCCGGCCTGGTGAAACGCCATTCGAACGCCTGGACGTTTCCGCACTGGTGGCGCGTGAGGAAGTCGGAGGCGGCGGAATGTCGTTGAGCCGCAGGACGCCATTGCGGCAGAAGACGCCCATGAAGCGTGGAGCGCCCATGCGCCAAGGCTCGGCCATGAAGTCGAGCGGGAAGCGCATGCCGGCCCGCCGCAGCACGCCGCGGGCCACCAAGACCATGTATCGCAACCGCGCCCTGCTGAATCTGGCCAAGGGCAAGCCCTGCAAGCTCCAGATTCCCGACGTGTGCATCGGCGGCACGCAGACCACCGTGGCGTGCCATTCGAACCAGGCCCGACACGGTAAGGCCGGCTGGCTGAAGGCGCACGACTGGGCGGCCGCCTGGGGGTGCATCGCGTGCCACGCCTATATCGACCAGAACACCACGGGCGCGACCTACGACGAGAAGGTCGCGCTGTGGGAGGCTGGATTTCAAGAAACCCGCTTGTCCCTGATCGTCCTGGGCCTCTGGCCGCTGGAGGCCGAGATTGGGTATTTGAGCTTGTATGGAGAGTCGCCATGAGCGTGAAAGTCATGGGGATGGTGTTCGACCGGTATCCGAACGGTGGCGGGGAAATGATCCTTGCGCTTGCACTCGCGGACCATTCCAGCGATGACGGGACCGGTATCTATCCCTCTATCGCGTCGCTGGCTGACAAGACGCGTCAGTCGGTGCGAGCGGTGCAGTACCAGCTGCGGGGCATGGAGAAGGCCGGCTGGCTGATCCTGGTCAACGCGGGCAATGGGGGGCGCAATATGCGCCGGGAGTACTGCATTTCCGAGGCTTGGATAAAGGGTGCAGATTTTGCATCCCTCAAACCGGCCACTCCGGAGCAAGAAAACGGTGCAGATTTTGCACCCGTTGAAGAGGCGGAAAAGGGTGCAAACCACGACACAAAGGGTGCAACTGACGACCTAAAGGGTGCAAACGACGACATGAAAGGGTGCAACGGGTTGCACCCGCATATAACCGTCATAGAACCGTCAGAACCATCAAGAACCGTCAAAGGCGCGCGCAAGCGCTCGCCGGGATTTGACCCGATGAGCCTGGAGTTGCCGGACTGGCTCGATGCGGAACTGTGGGGGCGCTGGGTGCGTCACCGCGTGCAGATCCGCAAGCCGTTGACCGAAGAGGCCGCCAAGCAGCAGGTCATCGACCTGGCGGGCTATCGCCAGCAGGGGCACACGCCGGAGAGTGTCATTGCCCACGCCATCGGCAAAAGTTGGCAAGGGTTGTTCGCACCGAATGGCGCCGTGGTCGGAGCTTCGCCCCGGCCCGGCAAGTTCAACCCCACCGCACACGTAAACCGCAATCGCACCTCAGGAGCAAACGACTATGACGACGGTCGCACAATCGACGGGTAATCGGTCCGCGTGGGCCGTGCCGATGGCGAAGCTGGACGGGATTTCCCTGATCGACCATCTTTGGAACCGACTTTCGGGCACCTATGGCGGGCGCTGGCTGAAGGACTTCCCGGACATGCAGAGCATCGAGAACTGGAAAGAAGCCTGGGCGGAAGCGTTCGATGATGAGCGCCTGACACCGCAGGACGTGGCCGAAGGGTTGCGGACGTGCCGCCGCATGTCCCCCGATTGGCCGCCCAGCGTCGGGGAATTTATCCGGGCGTGCCGGCCGGACCTGGAGCCCGAGGTGGCTTTCCACAAGGCGGCGGCGGGTATGGTGGCGCGCCACAACGGCGAACAGGGCAATTGGCCCCACCCGGCGATTTTCTGGGCGGCCGTGGAAGTGGGGGCGCATGACATGCAGCATTGCTCATACGCCACGATGAAGGCGCGCTGGGAGCGGACGCTGAATGAGGTGTTGGCCCGGGGGGAGTGGAAGCCGGTTCCCGCCATCGTCAAGGCCTTGCCCGCGCCGCCCGTGACGGCTGCCAGTCGCGCCCAGGCAGAAGAGCAGATGCGCAAGATCGGCGCGACGGGGATCATGGATCAATCCGGCCGGGATCCATTGCGCGGTTGGAAGCGAATCATCGCCGAGACGCAAGATCCGAAGGGTCGGCGCTACTCGCCGGGCGTCGTGGCGATGGCGCACAACGCGCTACGCTTGTGCGTGGACGCGGGGGCGCAGGCATGAGCCGCTGGCCGCGCTACCAATTGACCGCAGGCAAGGCTGGCACCAAGGCCAAGCCCGTCATCAGCGAGGACCTCATCCAAGCCCAGGTCATTACATGGGCCAAGAGCCAGGTCAAGGTGTATCCGGAGTTAGCCCGCCTGTTCCACATTCCCAACGGCGGCCAGCGTCAGGCGGTAGTTGCCGCGAAATTGCAGGGACAGGGGGTCAAGCCCGGTGTCCCTGACTTGTGCCTGCCGGTGCCGCGCTTTGGCTGCCCAGGGCTGTGGATTGAAATGAAGACACGGGAAGGCCGCGTAAGCCCGAACCAAAAGGACTGGATTGCCTTTCTTCGCTGCGCCGGTTACCGCGTCGAGGTCTGCCGCAGCTTTGACGAAGCGAGGGCGGTACTGCTGGGCTACCTGGATCCGAAAGTCACTTGCTCGCCGGGGATCTACTAATGGAAAAGGGATTTCCGCGCTGGGTGGAAGATGAACTCTGGAACTGGTCGCGCTGGTGCTGGTTGGGGGCGTGGCCGCATCCAAACCCTAACGTGAAATGTGCATCCGCAGAACGCAACTACATAACGCCCGTCGACACAGATGAATCTGACGAAGATGAGCCGCGGCCCATCCCGGTCAACCAAGACCACGCACGGCGGATCCAAATTGTTTACGAAGGGCTGGTGCTGGTGGAACAGCGTGTGGTGCAGGCTGAGTATCCGCGTCGCCATGAGTACGGGGACCTGACGGCGAGCGAGCGCATGATTGTCGCCTGCAGGCGGCTAGATATCAGCCCGATTTACTACAAGATCGCCTTGGGCACCATGAGGGAGCGAGTTCGGAGGGAATTCAAGTGAAGTATGCGCGAGAGGTGATCGATTTGCTGAGCCCGTTCCCGGGAAGGGAGTTCCGAATGGCGGAGATAATTCGATACGTGGCACCGAACGCCAGAGGGTCCGACCGTATGCGGGTTCATAAGGGAGTGTTGCGAGTGCTGTCGCAATTGATTGAACAGGGTGCCGTGCGACACGCCACACCAGGGGTTGGCCGGGGGGAAATATCTGCGTATGCCTGGATGGAGAGTACGGCGGCCGTCGTAATGTGCGTTGGATTGAGACACGGCGAATTGGCTCATTGAGACAACCTTTGGGACAATACGTCCGGGTCATTGCGCCCTGCGTGCTTATAGCCCTCGGATTGGATGCCCGAGGGCATTTTTTATGAACGCTCGCTAATCAGCTTTTCAAGACCGTGGCGATAGTACGAGATGTCGCTCCGCGAGTCGTAGAGTTCGCTCGCCCAATTTTTTGTTAATGGGTTGCTATTCGTCGGAAGCCGAAAGTGAGCGGCGGCACTTCGAACAGCGGGATCATAGAAACAGCGTTCAATCTCTGTTTGGCCGCGCTTAGTTGCGGAGAGGTTGCCGAACTTTGCGGCGTTCTTGAGGAAAGACTTCAATGATGCAAGACGTTCTTGCAGTTGAGGGACGTCATTTCTGGAAAATGCGCCATGGTCCGCCGCGATCGACAACGCGTCGAACTCAGTTTCGAGTCGGCGGAGGCACTCTAGAACTTCATTGGCGTCTGAATAGTCGATTTGGACAGGCGAAGTCATCGTCGTTTCGAAGAATTAGGGGGGTGGGGTGAATGGCTAGGGTAGCGGATCCAGCGTCCCCTTGCCAATGACAGCGCATGTCGGCGCACATCGGCCATCCGACCGTCAGGTCATCGGCCACCAGGACGCGCCTTTGCCCGGACAAGCTGAGCAGTGTCCGAAACAACATCAGCAGCGCGCCACGTGACGCTCCCGCAACACCGAGCGGTGGAACGGCGACGGGGGCGCGTGATTTCATCGCTTGAGGTGTCGGATGATCGAGATAAAGATCACGTCCAACCTGAAAGACGTCCTGCGGCGCATGGACGTCTTCACGTCGAGGCAGCTGCCGTTTGCGATGGCGCAGGCCATCAACGCGACCGCTGCCCGCGTCCAGGCTGCCGAGCAGGAAAACATCAGGTCGACCTTCGACAGCCCGACGCCATTCACGCAGAAGTCCGTCGGGGTGAGCAAGGCTCGCAAGTCGTCACCGGTGGCAGTGGTCTACATCAAGAAGATCGCGGCCGCCTACCTGCTGCCCTACGAGACGGGCGGCGTCCACAAGCTGAATAGCCGGGCGCTGCTCAATCCCAAGGGGGTGAAGCTGAATAGCTACGGCAACCTGCCGCGCGCCGCAATGGGGCGCCTGAAGGCAAGGCCGGATGTCTATGTAGGCTCGATACGCACGCGCAACGGCCAGGCCGTAAATGGGGTATGGCAGCGTGTTGCGCCCAAGCGGGCGCGCGGCGTGAAGGCAGGTGGGCGGCGCCAGGCGGTGACGACGGGGCAGCTGGCGAACCAGCAGAACCGCGGTGGCCGTCTGAAGCTGCTGATCCGGTTCGGCGACGCGCTGCCCGTCAAGAAGCAGCTGAACTTCGGCACGACCGCGCGCGAAGTTGTCGAGCGGCATTTCCCCGGTGACTTCGACGCCGCCCTGGCGCAGGCGCTCAAAACCGCGCGATAGCCACCAAACACTATTTCAACAGGATGGAGAGTGACATGAAGGCAAGCGTACGGGATTTAACCGAGGCAGAACGCGCACAGCTAGACGGGGACCAGGTTGCGCGAAAGAATTTGGAATCTGCGGAAAAGATGCTGGCTGCTGCGGATGCGCGTCCCGTCACCGTAGCCCAGCTGCGCGCCGCCCTCAAGGCATGGGAGGTAGATGTGCGGGCGAATCGAGGCGCCTTCGCTTCCGAGGAGGAGTGCCGGGGCGCCCCGCTGGACGAGCAGGTGGACGACAGCGTGTCGGCGATCCTGCGTTACGCCGCCCGCTTCAACCCTGATGGGTCCCCTCTGGAGGGGTAAGCATCGCGGGCATTGCGCGCCGCGTTTTGTGCCCAGCGCTGAGGTGCTAAAGGTGTTCGCACCCTGTTCGCACCAGCACAAGAAAGCGGCTGAGAGCGCGCATTTGTGCGGCTCTCGGGCATTTCCTGCGGCGCGAACACCTGTTTGCACTGGTGTTCGCATTCTGTTCGCACTGGCCCGTTCGCGCTGTCAGCGGAAACGCAATGCCTGCGCGGGTTTACGGCGGTTCGCGCTGCTGCAATCGCCTCTGAAATTGGGGTGCGAACAGGAAACTTGGAGGTGTTCGCACCATGGCAAAAACGGAAAAGGGCCTTTCGATTCGAGAGTTCGCCCGCCGAGAAGGATGTTCCGACACGTTGGTGCGGCGGGCGATCACGCAGGGGCGGCTGAAGGCGAAGAAGGATGGAACGCTTGACCCGGCCTTGATCGGTTCGCCGTGGCGCCAAGCTAATGCGACGGCCTCCAAGCCCGACGCGAAGCCCGCGCGACCGGCGTCATCTCGCCGGCCGGCGGGCTCGCAAGGTTCCGCTGGGTCGACGCCTGGTGACGACGACTCGCTGGAGGCAGAAGCCAGCCGGCTGTTGAACGAGGGTGAAGGGGTCGACTATGCCGAGGCCCTGCGACGAAAGGAGAACTGGCTGGCGCTATTGCGGCAGCTGGAATACGAACAGAAATCCGGGGCGCTGGTGGAGCTTGCCGTGGCCCAGGCCGTACTTTTCGAAGCCTCTCGGGGGCAGCGCGACGCGTGGTTGAACTGGCCCGCGAAGATTGGTCCGCTGCTGGCCGCCGAACTTGGGCTGGAAGAGGCCGACCGGGTCACCGAGGCTTTGACTGCGCATGTCCACAAACAAATCTCAGAACTCGGCGAACCCGCCGCCGATTTCAGCGCTGGATAAGCGCGCCTTATTGCGGCGGGCTGCACGCCAGGGCTGGACACCGCCACCGCGAATCAGCGTTCCGGACTGGGCAGACCGCTTCAGAAAGCTGGCGAAGGAAGCCGGCAGCACCTCGGGGAAGTGGTCGACCAGCACGGTGGAGGTTGCGCGCGGCCCCATGCTCGCGCCCACTGAACCCGGTGTGCATGTCATCACGGCGATGGTCAGCACTCAGATGCTGAAGACTGCACTGCTGGAGAACATCTTCGGGTACTTCGCGCATCTGGATCCTTGTCCGATGCTGCTGTTGCAGCCGAAGGAAGACGCCGCGGAGCAGTTCAGCAAAGAGCGCATCAATCCCATGGTGCGGGTGACGCCCGTGCTGCGCGAGCTGGTCGGCTCCAGCAAGACGCGCACCGCGGACGAGACGCTGCTATTCAAGTCGTTCCCTGGTGGTTTCTTGGCGCTGGCGGGTGCCGGCAGCCCTGACAACCTCGCGCGCCGACCGGTGCGGGTGATTCTCGCCGATGAGGTGGACAAGTATCCGGTTACCCGCGAAGGTGACCCGATTTCGCTGGCCGAAGAACGCACCGCGAGTTTCGGCGCCAACTGGCTGTCGGTGCGGGCATGCTCTCCGACCGTGCAGGATGAAAGCCGCATCGAGAAAAGCTATTTGGCGTCGGACCAGCGGCGCGCCTCGGTGTGCTGCCCAGGCTGCGGGCACCGCCAGTTCTTGGACTTCTTTCGTCATGTCGACTGGAAGAAGCGCAAGGACGATAAGGGCGTCGTGCAGGAGCATTTCCCCAAGACTGCGCGGATCTTCTGCGAAGCCTGCGGCTTGGGGTGGTTTGAGGGTGATCGACTGCGGGCGCTTCAAACCGTGCGGTGGCACCAGACGCGGCCGTTTAGCTGCTGCGGTAACCGTCATGTTCCGCTCGAAATGTACGACCGCGCCTGGCGCGATGCTGAAGCCGCAGATCCTGGCAGCGGCGGCATCGCTGGAGTGGAATCGGTGTGGGACTGGTGGGCCAGCGATCGCCACGCGGTGTACCGGGCGAAGTGTCCGGATTGCGGAAGTTGGGGCGTTGATAACCAGCATGCCGGCTTCCAGGCCAGCAAGCTGTATTCCCCGTGGACCAAGGATAAGCCGGCGGACATCGCGGCGAAGTGGCTTGCAGCGAAGGACGACGAGGATCTGAAGCAGGCATGGTGGAACACGCAGATGGGTTTGCCCTACCGTGCGCACAGCGGCAAGGATCTGAATCTGGAAACACTGGCTGCTCGCGGCGAACTTTGGTCCGCGCAGGTGCCCTTCGGCGTTGGGGTGGTGACCGCCGGACTGGACGTCCAGCCCGACCGTGTCGAGTGCGAGACGGTTGGCTGGGGCCGGGATGAGGAAAGCTGGTCTATCGACTATGAGGTATTCGAGGGCGACCCGGAAACGCCTGAACTGTGGTCACGCGTCGACGCCTACCTGTTGAAAACGTGGTATCGCCACGATGGTCGGCCATACAACGTTTCCGCTGCATGTATCGACTCCGGTGGCCACAACACGCAGCGCGTGTATGAGTTCGCCAAGGCCCGATTGGGGAGACGGATTTACGCCATCAAGGGGGAATCCGCCCGGAACGGGCAGCGGTCGCCGGTTTGGCCCACGAAGGTGCCCAGCCGACGAAACAAGGCCACGTATCGCCCGACCATCATTGGCGTCAACACGGCGAAGGACACGATCCGGAACCGGTTGAACAAGGACGCTCCAGGTCCGGGATTCATGCACTTCCCGGCGGACCGTGACTTGAACTACTACGCGCAGCTCACATCCGAGCGGATCGTGGTCAAGGAAGCGAGCGGGCATAAGTACCGCGTGTGGGAACTGCCATCGGGACGAGCCAACGAGGCGTTGGACTGTCGCGTCTACGCATATGCCGCGCTCTGCGCATTGATCCACTTCGGTCTCAAGCTGAATCGAACCGTCGAGGATCTGGCGGAGGTTCTACACGGGGCGCCGCCCTTGCCAGACGGCGAGGTGTCGGTCGCACCGACGCCCGCGGCCGGCTCGGGCCATAGCGGTCCGACGGTGCGGGTCAAGTCGGCAGGCTCCGGGCGCTCGCGGGTGAGCAAACTTGCATAACGAGGTACGCCATGAGCGTTTATGACGGAATGAGTAGGGAGGATATGCAGGCGCGGCTGACCGCCCTGAAGGCCGCCTATTTTGAACTCCTGATGGGCAAGCAGGTGGCCGCCGCCAGCTACGCGCAATCCGATGGCTCGAAGTCGGTCACGTACAGGGCCACCGACTTGAGCCGTCTCCAGGGTGAAATCGCCCTCCTGCAGCAATTGCTCGGCATCGCCCCTCGGGGGCGCCGGCAGATTAACTTCGTGATGCGCTGATGGAAAACTCAATTTCTATCCTGGACAGGCACGGTAAGCCGTTGCCGGCGGTTCGGCGCCGTGGGGCCATGCTGGCTCCTGGCGGCAACGCGCCTTATGACGCAGCTGACCAGCACGGCGGCCACGTTCGCGATTGGCAACCTTATCTCGCCTCGCCGGACGGTGAGGTCAATATGTACCGCGACCGCCTGGCGGCGCGGGCACGAGACCTGATCCGCAATGATGGCTGGGCAACGGCTGCGGTGATGCGGACCGTCGACAACGTCATCGGGCCGGATTTCCGTCCTATTTCCAAGCCTGACTATCGCTGGCTGCGCACGGTGACGGGCATCAAGGCGTTCGATCACCGCTGGGCCGACGAGTTCGGCCAGGCGGTGGAAGCGAACTGGCGTTCGTGGGCCAATGATCCGTTTTTCTACTGCGATTCAGAGCGCATGCTCTCGTTCCCGCAAATGATGCAACTCGGCTTCCGGCACCACCTCATTGACGGTGATGCGCTTTCGATGCTGCATTGGTTGCCTGATCGCATCGCGGTCGGGCGCGCGCGGTATGCGACAGCGGTGCAGATTATGGATCCGGACCGCCTATCCAATCCGCAGCAGAACTTCGATCAACAGGCTTTGCGTGGAGGCGTGGAAGTCGATAGCTATGGCGTGCCAACCTGGTATCACATCCGGCGCGCTCATCAGGGGGATTGGTTCAGCGCGGGTGACAGCGTGCGCTGGGATCGCATTGCGCGCGAGACGAACTGGGGTCGACCGATTGTGGTGCATAGCTTCGATCATGATCGGGCGTCGCAGCACCGAGGGGTCGGCTTTCTCACGCCGGTGATCCAGCGGTTCAAGATGCTGATCAAGTACGACAGCACCGAGCTGGATGCGGCCATCATCAACGCATTTTTCGCCGCGTACATTCAAAGCCCGTTCGATACTGACCTCGTCGAGGAAGCCCTGGCGGGGTCGGACAAGGTCAGCGCGTATCAGCGCGAGCGCTCGGAATTCCACCAGGAGCGTCGCACTCGGCTGGGCGATGCTGGCGTTACACACCTCTACCCGGGCGAGACGATTGGCACAGTTGCTTCGAGCAGGCCGAGCGGCAACTTTGCTTCGTTCGAAAGCGCCATGTTGCGGCATTTCTCCGCAGGGACGGGGCTGGCCGCGCAGCAGATCAGCCAGAACTGGGCGGAAGTGAACTACAGCGCGTATCGGTCCGCGATGCTGGAGGCGTGGAAGACCTTCGCCCGCCGGCGGATTGGCTTCGCGTCCGGCCAAGCCCACCCGATTTATTGCGCATGGCTGGAGGAATCCATGGACGTGGATGACTACCCGATGCCGAGAAATGCCCCGGAATTCATTGAAGCGCGTGCAGCGTATGCGCGGGCCAAGTGGATGGGGCCTGGACGAGGGTTGGTCGACATCGTCAAAGAGCGTCAGGGCGCGTTGTTGGGCATCGACGGCGGCATGTCCTCGCTTGAGGATGAATGCGCGGAGATATCCGGCACCGACTGGCGCGACGTGGCCGACCGCCGAGCTATCGAAATCGAACGCTACGAGCGACTGGGCTTGCCTGTCCCCGCGGTGCTTCAGGGGTTGGATTCGAAAGACGCCGCCCAACTACCGGAGGAAAAATAAATGCGTTTTGCGCACTTGGGCCAGCGGCTGTTCAACACTCCGCTGGCGATTCGTCAGGACAAGGCCGAGGTCATTATGGTCGCGCTTGCCGAGCGTCTGGGCGTCAGCCAGATCATGCGCTTGGACGGCGCGAACTTGCGTCCGATGGCCTGGGACGACTATGACGATGACCTGGTCAAACCCGGGGAGACGATCCGGGACGCCGGCTATGACATGGTGGGCGACACCTCAGTTGCCTGCATCAAGGTGCAGGGCACGCTGGTGCAGAAGCTCGGATCGCTTCGGCCCTACTCGGGCATGACGGGCTATGACGGCATCAGGCAGAGCATTCTCAGCGCCCATGCGGATCCGTCTGTCGAGGCGATCGTGCTGGATGTGGACTCTCCGGGCGGCGAGGTCGCCGGCTGTTTCGACCTCGTCGACACCATTTATGGATTGCGGGGTGACAAGCCCATCTGGGCCATCCTGACCGAGTCCGCTTATTCGGCCGGGTATGCGATCGCCAGCGCCGCCGACCGCATCATCGTGCCTCGCACCGGCGGGGTCGGCTCGATCGGCGTCATTGTGATGCACGTCGATCTTTCCAAGGCGCTGACTGCGTCGGGGGTGGCGGTGACGTTCATCACCTACGGCAGCCATAAGGCGGATTTCCGCCCCGAGCTGCCGCTATCCGAAGCGGCCCTGAGTAGCGTTCAGGCCGAGATCAACACGATGGGCGAGCTGTTCGTGGGAACCGTCGCCCGCAATCGAAATATCGCGCCGGAATCCGTGCGCGACACACAAGCCGCCTGCTTCATGGGGGCGGCCGGCGTCGGCCTCGGCTTGGCAGACGCAGTCATGGCGCCCGACGCCGCATTTCTTGAACTGCTGGACCTGCTGGGCCGGTAAACAACCTGTGAGACTACTGCAATGAAGAAACCTTTCTCTTCTTCCCCCTTTGCCTCGCTGTTGAGCCTGGGTCGCGCCCGTAGCGCCCGCGCCGAACAGGACGACGACAAGGACGACAAGGACAAGTCCGACGACGAGCGCAAGCAGCGCGAAGGCGAGTCCGACGACGACTATGCGAAGCGCATGGAAGAACTCGACCGCGAAGACGACGAGCGTGACGACGTGCTGGAAAACGGGGAAGACCCGGACGCCGAATCCGAAGACGACGGCGACGACAAGGAAAAAGACCAGTCGAAGAAGGCGGCCAGGGCTGCCGAGCGTGTGCGTTGCGCCCGCATCGTGGCCCACGGCCTGCGGCTGGGCGTGGCGCGCCAGGCGTGCGTTTTCGCCTTCGACACGGGCATGTCGTCCAAGGCCGCGATCGCGGCGCTGGACGCTGGCCGAGCGGACCAGGCGCCGCCCGCGCGTCGCACCCTGTCCGAGCGCATGCAAGGCACGACCATTCCCAACCCGGGTTCGGGTGGTGGCGACAGCCAAATGACCCTCGCCCAGAAGATCGTCGCTGCCGGCAAGAAACGCCGCGGCGAGGCTTGATCCCCGCAATTCAGATATTCAGGAGCAACACTCATGACGCTTCCCGTCAACCCCGTGGGGAACAGTCCCCAACAGCCCGGCATCCGGGCAGATGTCTTCGTCCCCGATCAGCTCATCGCGGGCGGCCTGCAGATCGTCTCGCAGCCCATCATCCTCGCAGCCGGTAAGCTGCCGCGCGGGTCGGTGTTGGGCATGATCGCGAGCAGCACCGCGGTCGCTACCGCCGCTGGCACCAATACGGGTAACGGCACCATCGGGGCCGTCGTCGTTGGTGCCGGTGCGAAGCTGGGGAATTACCAGCTGACCGCCACCGCCGCGACCACGTTCAAGGTGGTCGACCCGGAAGGCACCACGCTCGCAAATGCGGCGGTGGGGACGGCCTACACGCAAGGCGGCCTGGGGTTCACCATCACCGCAGGCGCCACGGCGTTCGTGGCCGGCGACAGGTTCGTTATCGACGTCAATGACGCGGTCGGTCAGTTCGTCCTCTCGGTGAAGGGGGCGACCGACGGCAGCCAGGTCCCCTCGGCCATTCTGGCTGATTACTCCGATGCCACGGCCGGCCCTGTCAACGCCGGGGCCTATGTGCAGGTCGAGGTCAACGGCCGCGCGCTGCACTACGACCCGAGCTGGACGCTGCCCGCGCTGACTGCGGCCCTGCGGCAGTACGCCATCCACGTCAAGTCGTCCGTTTCGGCCGCCGACCCGACCTAAACCCAAGCGCAACGCATGGAAAAGGCCCTGCCCAGCGGGGCCTTTTTCGTATACGCCAAGATTTTTTGGAGATGACGAATGTCCTCTTTGTCCTATACCACGATCGACCTGATCGGGGTCGTTCCGAACCTGAAAACCGCTCAGTCCTTCCTGTTGGACCGGTTCTTCCCCAACCTCGTGACTTCGGATACTGAAGAGGTCGCGATCGACGTTGACATCGGCATGCGCCGCATGGCGCCGTTTGTTTCGCCTCTGGTCGAAGGCAAGCTGGTCGAACAGCGCCGCTTCCAGACCAACACCTTCAAGCCTGCCTACATCAAGGACAAGCGCGCACCGGATCTGCTCAAGCCGGTGCGACGCATGATCGGCGAGCGCATCGGTGGCGACCTGAAAGGCATCGAGCGTGAAATGGCCAACCTGGAAGCCGAAATGACGGACCAGATTGACATCCTGACGCGCCGCCTGGAATGGATGGCCGCCAGCGCGCTGCGTCTGGGCCAGGTCACCATCGAGGGTGAAGGTTTCGAAACCGTGATCGTGGACTTCGGCCGGGCGCCGGATCTGACGGTTGGCTTGACCCTGGGGCGGAAGTGGACTGCCGGCAACATCGCAGCGGGCACAGCCTCTCCCTCCCGCGATATCGAGGCGTGGGCGACCCGTGTCCTCAAGCGCTCGGGCGCGACGGTATCGGAGCTGGTGTTTACGCCCAGCTCGTGGGCGGGATTCATCCTCGATCCGGCGCTGAAGGGGGCAATCGTCTGGCCGGCACAGGCGCCGTTCGGCAACGCGATCAACCCTGGCGCCGAGATCAAGCATGGCGCCGTCTACAAGGGCAAGTGGGGGCAGTTCGACCTGTGGCTGTACAACGACTGGTTTGTGGACGAGAACAACGTCGAGCGGCCGATGCTGTACGACGGTGACCTGATCATGTCTGGCCCCAACCTGCAGGGCACCCGCGCGTTCGGCCAGATCATGGATCCGGCCTTCAACTACCAATCGCTGCCGTTCGCGCCCAAGACCTGGGTGCAGGAAGACCCGGCCCAGCGTCTGCTGATGATGCAGTCGTCCCCCATCATCATCCCCAGCCGGGTGAATGCCTGCCTGTCGGCCAACGTCTGCGATCCGGCGGTGGAATGATGAGCGGCGCCACGAACCAGAAGGACAAGGGACCGACCGGAGCGAAGATCGTAACGGCCATTGTGGCGCGCGGGCGGGTCCTGCAGGCTGAAGACGGAAAATCGCTGGTGGCCGGCGACGAAGTCAATCTGCCGGCAGACGAGGTCGAGCGGCTGCGGCAGCTCGGCTTCCTGGAAGACCCGGATGCGCCGGTGATTCAGCGCGGCAACGGCCCGCGCTTCGGATCCGGCTCCGGTCCGCAGATCCGCCGAGGCTGACATGGTTGATTTTGACCAGGTCAGCCAGGCCATTAACACGGCGTTTGGTGAAGAGCTGGTCTATCAACCTGCAGGCGGCGGCAAAGCCAAGGATGTGCCCGGCGTCTTCACCAATGCCTACCAGTCAGCATTCCAGGACGGCGAGGGCGGCGTCGGCTGGGTGACCACCGCACCCAGCGTGGGCTTTCGCCTAGCCGATCTGCCTCGGCCCCCTGCGAAGGATGACCGCATCACCCGGAAGAAGACGGGCGAATCGTTCCTCGTTTCCGAACAGCAGCCGGACGGCATGGGCTGGGTTCACCTGAAACTGAAGAAGCTATGACCACGACAAACCAACTACGTGCGTTGGCTGTGCAGGCGTTGACCGGCACCACCGACGCGGGTTCGCGGGCATATTCCCCGCGCGACCAGGCGACCTGGGATGGGGAGTATCCCGTCCTGTTCGTGCGAACGAACGATGAGGACGGCGTCTCATTCGGTCGAAGCGGTGCCCCGGCCTTCACAGTGACTTCGGCGCTCGTGGTCGAGGCCCGGGCAGTTCATCCCGGGGAACTGGACAACGCCGGCGCTGCAGCCCTGCAGGTCAAGCTGGAGACCCTGCGGGACCAGATCAAAGCCGCGGTCATCAACTACCCGCCGCTCATGCAGGAACTCAACCAGTTTTCCTACTTTCGCACGCGCATTACGCGAGGACCGGAAGACGCCGCAGAGCACCTGGGAGGCGTCCTGGTGGAACTGGGCCTGGAGTTCGTGCAAGGGCCGGAGGACTTCTTCCCCGTGCCCACAAACCCGCTTGAAGGGGTGGACACGCGTGTTCAGGTGCCGGACGGCACCGCTGTCCCCGGCTTGGATATTGACCTTCCGCAATAGGAGCTTCGCATGTACATCAAACCTCGCCCGGGATTGACGGTGTTCGACCCGGTACGCAAACAATTCATGCCTGAAGAGGGCATGCCCGTGGACGCAAACGACCTGTACTGGGCCGCGCGCTTGCGCGACGGCGACGTGGTCGAAGCGGACGCCCCTGGCACGCAAAAGTCGGCCACCAACGAGGTGCCGCCGGCACCGCCCAATAAGGGGGGCAAGTAAATGATCCAGTTTCCCAACATCCCGCAGAATCTGCGGGTGCCGCTGTTCTACGCCGATATCGACCCGAGTCGCGCAAACACCGGTCAGATCAACCAACGGGCGCTGATCATCGGTCAGATCACGGCCGCTGGCACCGCGGTTCCCGGCAAGCCGGCGATTTCTCAGGGCGCCAACGAAGCGAAGGTGCTGGGCGGTCAGGGGTCGATGCTGGCGCTCATGACGGCCGTCTATCGCGCGCGTGACAGCTTCGGTGAGGTCTGGTATCTCCCTGTGGCGGACGATGCGTCCGCCACCGAAGCCAAGGGCGCTATCAGCTTCACTGCGGCGGCGACGGCCACCGGTGTGCTGTCCCTCTACATAGCGGCTTTCTCCGGTTCGCCCGTGGTGTCGCTGGTCTGCACGCCCAGCATGACGACCGCACAATTGGCGACGGCTCTGGCGGCACAGATCAATGCCGCGGCCGACCTGCCGGTGACGGCTGCGGTGGATGCAGGGACCACGACGAAGGTGAACCTGACGGCCAAGAACAAGGGCCTATCGGGCAATGACATCGACGTGCGCCTGAACTTCTACGGCGCACTGAGTGGCGAAGCGCTCCCGGCGGGGCTGGGCGTCACCATCACGCCGATGTCCGGCGGTCAGGTCAACCCGACGCTGACCACTGCGCTGGCCAACCTGGGCGACATGACCTTCGACTTCATCGCCATGCCGTACAGCGACGCCGCATCCCTGAATGCCGTCAAGGCATTCCTGTCCACGACGACCGGCCGCTGGAGCTGGTCCAAGGGCCTGTATGGGCACGCCTACGGCGGCTTCCGCGGCACGCTGGGTGAATGCCATACCTTTGGCGCCACCCGCAACGACGAGCATGTATCCATCATGGGGTTCAACAATTCGCCGACGCCCTCGTGGATCCTGGCCGCTGATCTGGCGGCAGCAGCGGCGATATCGTGCCGCGCAGATCCGGCCCAGCCGATGCAGACCGTGCCGCTGGCGAGTTTCCTGCCGCCGCCGCTGGAGTCGCGGTTCCAGCTGACCGACCGCAACACGCTGCTTTACACGGGCATCAGCACCTTCACGGTGGCGGACGACGGCACGGTGGCGATCGAAAACCTCATCACGACCTACCAGCTGAACGCGTTCGGCCAGCCGGACAACAGCTATCTGGAAGTCGAGACGATGAACACGTTGACGGCGGTCCTGCGGCGCCTGAAGCTGGTGGTGACTTCCAAGTACGCCCGCAAGAAGCTGGCGGCCAACGGCACGCGGCCGGCGCCCGGATCCAACATCGTGACGCCCAGCACCATCCGGGCCGACCTGACCGCGGACTACCAGTCCATGCAGGACGACAGCGGCTGGGTGCAGGGGGCCGACGTATTCGCCAAGGGCCTGATCGTGGAGCAGAACCGCACCAACCCCAACCGGGTGGACGTGCTGTATCCGGCAATCCTGATCAACCAGTTGCGCATCTTCGCCCTGCTCATGCAGTTCAGCAACATCGTGCCGGCCAGCGAGGCCGCCAGCGCGTAAACCCGCGTGGCTGTGGCATAGCGCCGCCTTCGGGCGGCGTTTTTATTTATAGGAGCCGATTATGGCGAATCTGTTGGCCGGCACCGCGCAAATCACGGTGGACGGCAATTCCTACATGTTGGAAGGGGCGGCGAAGTACAGCCCCTCCACCGTTACTCGCACCAGCCTGGTGGGCCAGGACGGCTATCACGGCGTCAAGGAAATGCCGGTCGCTGGCTCGATTTCCTTCACTGCCCGCGATGCGGGAAGTCTGACGGTTTACGACTTCAACCGGATGCGCAATGCGACGGTGGTGCTGCAGCTCGCCAACGGCAAGACCGTGGTCGGCCGCAGCATGGCCTGCGTCGATGCGCAGGAGGTCGACACCACTGAAGCCACCTTCGACGTCAAGTTCGAAGGTCCCCTCGTTTCCGAACAGACTGCGAACTGACATGCCGAAAAAAGAGATCCCCGACGAACTGACCATCACCCTGCGCAAGCCCGTCACGTTGGGCCAGGGCTCCGACGCCGAAACGTTCACCGAGCTGCCGCTCCGCGAACCGATCGTGGAAGAAGTCCTGGCCTTCAACAAGGAAAGCGGCAAGGACGCTGGCGATGCGCTGCGCAAGCTCATCGCCAAGGTGTCCGGCACGCCCATTGCGGTGATCAACCGCATCGGGGCGCGCGACTTCACCACCGCCGCCAACTACCTGACGTCGTTCATGGGGGGCGACGAAGACGAGGCCGGCGACGAAGACGAGGAATCCGGCGCGGGAAAGTAGTCCGGCCAGTGCCTGATTGGGGGCTGATGGCAGCGGCGACGGCGAAGTTTTACGCCTGGCCGCCGCGTGAAGTTCTCGGGCTACGGCTGAGTGAGCTGCGGTGGTGGCACGACATGGCAGAGCGCTTGGAGGCACAACATGGCCAATGAACTGGCATTCCGAATTTCGGCGATAGACAACGCGTCGAAGGTAGGCAACAAGGTCGGCGATTCATTCTCGCGTATTGGGGATAGAGCTGCGCGGATGTCCGGGCGCCTGACCAGCATCGGCAAGACCGGCGCGACTGCGCTGGGAAAGATCACGTCCGGCCTGAATTCGATTTCGCAGGGCGCCCGGACTGCTGCTGATCGCATTTCGTCGATCATTCCTGGCATGTCGGCACTTGTCGGCCTGGCGGGGGCGGCCGGCGTTGGCGCGCTGGCGCAGCGGTGGGGTGACCTCGGATCGAGCCTGCAGCGGACGTCCCGCCAGCTGGGAATGTCGACGCGCGGGCTACAAGCATGGCACTACGCCGCCAAGCGGGCTGGGGTGACGGCGGAGCAGTTCGACCAGAGCATGCTGTCGTCGCAGAACACCATCCGAGAGGCGGCGTTCGGGGCCAACCCGCAGGCCATGATGCTCATGCAGCGTCTGGGCGTGAGAATCTCCCGCGGGAAAGACGGCCAGATTGATTACGAGCGGACGCAACACGACATCCTGACCGCTCTGGGCAAGATCAAGAATCCTGCGGGCCAAAGGACCGCGGCGGATGCATTGGGGATGGGGGCGTTATTGCCCATGATCCAGCGGGGCACTTTCGACGCTGACCGTGCCGAAGCAGGCAAGCGTGGGTATATCTTCGGCGATGAGGCGATAGAGCGCGCGACCGCATTTCAGGACAAGATCAACGGACTGAAGGCCAGCACGGGCGCCCTGGCTAACACCATCGGCGACAAGCTCATTCCGGTCCTGACTCCAATGATCGAGAAGCTGACCTCATGGCTGGATGAAAACCGCGTGAATATCGCGGACCGTCTTGCTGAGGCGGTTGGAAAGCTGACCTCTTGGATCACCAGCGTCGACTGGGGGGCGTGGTACGACCGCGTGAACAAGATTGCCGACGCCTTTGGTGGGTGGGGCAACGTGCTGGCTGGCATCGTCGCAATCAAGTTTGCTGCGACTATGGCGCAATGGGGCCTTTCCCTGGCTGCGTTGGTGACGAGTTTGAGCGCGGCGAGGGCGGCTGCTTTGGCACTCCAGGCCACGGCCGCGGGCGCAGCAGGTGCGGCCGGAGCCGGCGCGGCGGCGGGTGGCATCGGTCTTGGTACGGCGCTCGGCGGCACTGCTCTTGCTGCGGCCGCGGTAGGGGCACCAATCGCACTTACTGGAGCATATCTCCAACACCAGATGACTGGTACGCCGGAAGGCGTCAAGCAGCGGATCGCCGACCGTAGAGCGCGCATCAAAGAGTTGGACGAACTGATCGAGCTTGACCCAGGAAATGCCGCGAGATACCAGGCGGAAAAGGTGCCTCTAGAAAGGGGTATCGCTGAATATTCGGCGAAGTTGGAGCAACTCAAGGGGGGGCAGCCGAACGCCATGGCGGCAGCCCTGTTCGACAACCTGGAAAAGCAGCATGGGTTGCCCCAAGGTTTGCTTGACAGCGTCTGGCTGCAAGAGTCCGGACGTGGCAGGAACATGCTATCTCCGGCCGGCGCGCAAGGGCATTTTCAGTTTATGCCCGCCACTGCGAAGGAGTGGGGTCTCAAGGATCCCAACAATCTGGAAGAGTCGTCAGAGGCAGCTGCCCGCTACCTGAAGTGGCTTCTTGGCCGGACTGGTGGCGATGTGAAGAAAGCGCTGGCGGCCTACAACGGCGGCATCGGCAATCTAGAGAGACTTGGGCTTGACGGCATGCCCGCGGAATCTCAGAAGTACTACCGGGATGTTCTTGGCCGCCTGGATCAGACGGCTACACCGGTTGGTCTGGCGGGCGGAGATGGCGGGAAGGGGGGTATGGCAGCAATGGGCGCCGGGCCTGGGGTTGATGGCCTCAAGGATGCTCTCGACGCGTCGCTCCAGAAACTGACGTTGCAGGTCAACGTCTCGGCCCCGCCCGGCACGCGTGTTGATGCGACGAGTGGGGATGGCACTGGTATGTCGACGCGGGTGAACTATTCAATGGGCCTGGGGGCTATGCCATGAAAATCTCGGACGTCGTAAAGGTAGCCGGCAGCATTGGTGGCGTCGCGAACGCCCTTGGCGACCTGTTGGGGCCTGGTGCCGGCAGCTGGGAAGCTTCGCTACAGCAGGCGTCCTATGGTGGCGTCCCGTTTGGTGTGAACGGGGCGCGCTTGCACGCCGGTCGCCGCCAGGCCGTCCATGTCTACCCATATCGAGATGAAGTGTGGGCTGAGGATCAGGGGAAGTTGCCCAGGCAGTTCCGGATCCATGGGTTCCTCATCGAGGACAGCGCCATATACGGCGGTGGGGGCGTGGTGGGCCAGCGGGAAACCTTCCTGACGGTCTGCGAGACCGCCGGTCCGAAGACGTTGGTTCATCCCACGCTGGGGACTGTCGCCAACGTCGTCTGCCTGGATCTGGAGCTGGAAGAGCGAAAGGACCTGGGGCGGGTGTTCGAGTTCACCATGTCGCTCATCGTCAGCGGCGAGCGGAAGTATCCGCAGGCCGGCGAATCGACGGGTGACCAGGTGAACAAGGCAGCGGACGCGGTTCGGAAGGGCAGCTTGCTGGACATGGCGCGCAGGGTCGCTGCGGCGATCAAGCAGGGCGTTGCGGTGGTTCGCCAGGTTGTGAATACCGCTGTGCGCTACTACCAGATGGCCGTCGGAATCGTAAATGGTGTGCGTCGCGTATTTAACGCGGTGTCGAGCCTTCGCGGCAACTTCGGCCGGCTGTTTGGTGGTGGGAATTCAGGCTTTCTGACTTCCAATCGCAAGGCATCCAGCGGTGCATCGGCGGCGGACTTGCTAGCTGCCAACGTGGCCGCAAGTGCGGCGGTGGTCGCCGCTGGCGTCAAGCTGCAGCAGGCCGCAGCAAACATTGCCGACACCGCGGCGTATGGCGACGCTGCCAATGCGTTTCTGCAGTCGGTTGCCGCGACCGCGGTGGACCCTGCGGACGGGATGGCAATGCTCGGCCGACTGGCCACCTTCCAGCCCGCGGGTGAGTCGACTGAGTCTCCCATTGGCATCGCCATCAAGACGGCGAACGACGCATGTTCGGCGCACCTGCGACGCGTGGCAATTGCTGCGCTGGCGCAAGCGGCCGCGGAGTATCAGCCATTCTCGCAGGAGGATGCATCGCGGGTGCAGACGGAGGTCGTGGGCATCCTCGATTCCGAGATCCTGATTGCCGGTGACGGCGGCGACGACGCCAGCTATGACGCCCTGCGTCAGCTGCGGAAGGCCGTCGTTGCCGATTTTCAATCGAGGGGTGGAGACCTGGCCGAGATGGGGGTGTTCTCCTTCAACGCTTCTCAACCTTCGCTGACGTTGGCAAACCGAATTTATCGGGATCCGACGCGAGCCGGAGAACTGGTCCGCCAGGTCAATCCTATCCACCCGGCGTTTATGCCGCCCGAGTTTGAGGCACTGTCGAAATGAATAGTGATGATCTGACGCTGCGTGTGTCCACTTCGACCCGTGTCGGACGGGGCTGTGAGCTGTCCAATACGCGCGTTCTTGGGGGGTGGCAGGAGGTGCGGTTCACGAGGGGAATCGAGCGATGCCCCTCTGATTTCCTGGTGAAGATGACTGACCGCTATCCCATCGCGACGCGACCGGATATGCAGGTACAGCCCGGGGATTACTGCGAAGTGTTCCTCGGAGGCGATCGCGTCTCCACCGGCTGGGTCGATCGCTTCGTGCCTTCGTTCACCGACGGCGCACATTCGGTCACGCTGGTGGGCCGCAGCAAGTGCCAGGACATCGTGGACTGCGCTGCGGTATTCGATGGGTTCCAGCTCACCAATGCCAGCGCGCTGTATATCGCTCAGACGCTTTGCGCACCGTTCGGAATCAAGGCGAGCCTGGCTGAAGGTACGAACCAAGGCGCACCCATCGAGCAGGTGGTGATCATCGCGGGCGAGAGCACGTATGACATTCTGGAGCGGGTTTGCCGATACCGCGGTCTCCTGCTGTACGACACGCCGTCGGGCGATCTTCTGCTGTCAGGCATCGGGCTACAGGCTGCGGCTAGTGGCTTCCAGGAGGGCGTGAATATCGGTTCGGCCGTCGCGTCGTACTCGATGGATCAGAAGTTCAGCGACTACTACGCGATATATCAGGGGCTGGATCAGTTCAGCGATGTAGGTGGCGCTCCGAACCAGATCGCGCATCTGGTGGATGAAAGCGTGCCTCGATATCGGCCGCGGGTTGTGCTGTCGGAGAACCTTCTGGGCGGAAGCATGGTGGCTGAAGACAGGGCGAAGTGGGAAATGTCTCGGCGGCAGGGACGGTCTTTTTTTGTCCGGTTGAACACCGACAGCTGGCGGGACTCGTCGGGCGCGCTGTACACGCCCAACACAATGGCTTCCCTTGCGATTCCATCCTTGAAACTGGGATCCGAGGCCGCTCCCGTTTCGTGGTTGATCGCCGAGACGACCTACAACCGCGGACGCGCAGGTACAACCTGCGACGTTCTGCTAATGCCGCCGCAGGCCTTCTATCAGCAGCCCTTCATCTGGGCTCAATTCGCACCGGATCAAGTGGTGGGGTGATATGGAACAAGCAATCGAACGGCTGTGGCGCCGGCTTCAGATGATGGTCGGGCGCGGTGTCGTCACGGCCGTGGATGACAGCGGGCCGGTGCAGTTGATGCAGGTGAGGGCCAGCGGGTTGGAAGTGGCGGACAGGCGGGTGCGTCCGCAGGAATTCGGCCTTACGTCTAATCCTCCGGTGGGATCTGATGCTGCTCTGGCAGCGGTGTCGGGCGACCGATCGTCCACCATGGTGGTCGGCGTCAACCATCAAGGGAGTCGGCCGCGCGGTCTGCTGGCCGGTGAAACGAAGCTGTACAGCGAAGACGGAAAGTATGTCCACCTGACCGCTGCGGGTGGGATCGTGGTTAATGCCGGCGGCCAGGACGTTGTCGTGAACAACGCGAAAGATGTGACCTGGAACCTGAGCGGGAAGCTGACCATCGTTGCGCCTGGCGGGATCGAGCTGCGGGCGCCTATGGTCAAGTCGTTGGGCGACATGCAAGACAACTTCGAGACCAACGATCGGACCATGAAGGGCATGCGCGATGTGTACAACGACCACCACCACCCTGTGAAGAACGTCCAGAGTGGCAGTGCGACTGTGACATCGGAAAAGCCCGGGGAGCCTCAATGAGCGATATCCGCACAGTTTGGGATGCAGGCGTTGCTCACGGCGATTGGCTGCTGTCTGAAGGCGCGTTGGTCACCGGCGCGGACCTTGCGACGGCCATGCTGGTAAGCGTCTTCACTGACGCAATGGCAGCCCCCGACGACGTCATCCCGGATGGAACCGGCGATCCTCGTGGCTGGTGGGGCGACCAGTTCGACCCTGACGCGCCTCTGGGTAGCAAGCTCTGGCTCCTGCAGCGAGAGAAACAGACCCAGACGACGCTAAACCGTGCCTACGACTATCTGGCCGAGGCGCTGAAGTGGTTGATCGACGACGGGGTTGTGGCGCGCTTCGACATCAGCGTGGAGTGGGTCCGAGAGTCCTTTCTCGGCGCCCAGATCATTGCCTATTCGCCTGGCGGTGATTCCCTGCACACGGGGAAATACCTTTGGGCCTGGAACGGAATCAACTGATATGCCATTTTCTCGTCCAACGTTGTCAGAGCTGAGAAATCAGGTTCTGGCGGATATCAACGCGACCCTGGATGGAGCGAATGCGCTCCTGCGCAAAGCTGTCCTGCGCGTGCTGGGCGTCGCTCAAGCCGGCCTCGCGCACCTGCACTTCGGCTATATCGACTGGATCTCAAAGCAAGCAGTCCCCTGGACCGCGACGGACGAATACCTGGCGGGCTGGGGGGCGATGAAGAATGTATTCCGAAAGGACGCCGTGGCGGCCGTGATTTCCGCCCAGTTCACTGGGACGGCCGGGGTGGTCATCAGCGCCGGGGTCGAAATCAAGCGGGCGGATGGAACGGCCTACACGGTCGATGCGACTCAAGCCGTCGGCCTGGACGGAAAGGCGGTTGTCGTCCTTCGTGCTACAGCGACTGGAGCGGCAGGGAATTGTCCGGCCGGCACGCCTGTGACCCTTTCATCGACCATCACGGGCCTGCAATCCACTGGCACAGTCGTGGGCGCGATCGCTACTGGCGCCGATGTGGAGTCCCCGGACGCATACAGCGAGCGTGTCATCGCCGCCTATCAGGAGACGCCGCATGGTGGCAACGCGGATGACTACGTCCGCTGGGCGCTGGCCGTCCCGGGGGTAAGCCGTGCCTGGTGCTCGCCCAACGGCATGGGGGCGGGGACGGTGGTCGTGCGGTTCATGATGGATACGGCACAGGCTCCGCATGGTGGATTTCCCCAGGGGAACAACGGCGTGTCGCAGCATGATCAGGGGCCTGACGGCTTGCCACGTGCCGCTGTCGCAACGGGCGACCAGTTGGTGTTGGCTGATGCGCTGATCGGCCTGCAGCCCGTTACGGCTCTGGTCTTCGTGTGCGCGCCGGTGGACAACAGTTTGCATTTCAAGATATCTGGCCTGGCGGGCGCGGGCACCGCAACGCGAAACGCGATTTCGGCCGCGCTGGCGGATGTGCTGTTTCGAACCGGCGATGCCCGCGGCGGGACGATCAACCGCAATGACATCGAGGGCGCGATTAACAGCGTCTCGGGCGCATCGGGGTGGCTTCTGGCCGAGGTGGCCGGCACGGTGAATGGCGTTGTGACCGTGTACCCCGGCAACGTCACGAACGTGATTGGACAGCTGCCAACGCTTGGTGGCGTCACGTACCTATAGGGGGAGGTATGGGCTTGAAACTACGAGCTGGAGACTTCCTCCGGGCGTTCATGAGCCTCCTGCCGCGGGGGCGGGTTTGGTCGCGGGATGCAAGCAGCGTCCAGAGTCGCGCTTTGCTTGGCCTGGTAACGGTTTACGAGGTCAATACGGCTCGCGCAAATCAACTTTTGGTTGACGCCTTTCCTGGCTCGACCTACGAACTCCTTCCAGAGTGGGAATTGACTCTGGGCTTGCCGGACCCATGTGCCGGGCCGGCGCCGACGATTCAGGCGCGCCGGGCGCAGGTTGTCGCGAGGCTTACGGCTACGGGCGGGCAGTCGATACCGTACTTCACAGGGTTGGCGAAGCGTTTGGGTTACGACGTGGTGGTGAGGCAATTCACGCCTTCCCGATTCGGTAAGCGGTTCGGCACTCCCTTTGGAGGCTCCGACTGGGCGCATGCTTGGCAGGTGAATGCCCCTACCTTCACCGTCAATCGTCTGCACTTTGGCGACTCATTTGGCGGGCCATTTTCCTACTGGAACAACAACGTCTTGCAATGTGAGTTGCTGGCATCCAAGCCGGCTCACACCTTGCTGAATTTCTCGTATTCGGAGCAGACCTAAATGGATCTCTTGATCGCACCTTACACAGTCACCAAGGAGCAGGCGGATACAGCCCCTGCAACTGGCACGCCCGGGTGGGCTACCGATGGCAACCCTGCGACGAACACGCCGGCGACGCAGTGGCCGGCCTATGCGTTCAACGCAATGCAGGAGGAACTGATAGCCGTCATCCTGGGGGGCGGCCAGTTGCTGAATCGCAATGACAACACTTTGCTGTTGAAAGCGATCCAGAAGCTGATCACCCTGTCTATAGATGCAGTGGCAGGAGACCGTCTGCTCAACGTGCGCGTTTTCAACACGCCGGGCACGACGACCTATACGCCGACTGCGGGCGCTAAGCGCCTAGTTGCCCATGTCCAGGGAGGTGGCGGTGGTGGTGGCGGTTCGGAAGGCGACGCGGCAGGTACCATCGCAGCCGGCGCGGGCGGCGGGTCGGGTTCCTACGCCTATTTCACCACCACGACTGTTCCGTCCAGCATCACGCTGACTGTTGGCACAGGAGGCGGGGGCGGCGTTTGGCCGACGAATGCCGGCATCGGTAGCGCGGGCGGTAGTTCGTCCATCGGCGCCCTGGTGACTGCGCCTGGCGGATTGGGTGGAAATGTGGGCCGATCCGCAGTCAATACCAGCGCAGGCCCCGGGGCTAATGGTGGCGCGGGAGGAGGTGCTCCTTCGGGCGCTACCTACGGTGCTGCTGGTGGCAATGGCAACGCTGGTGCTTATATCAACGCCGGTACGTTGACTGGCGCGGGAGCGAACAGCAAATACGGAAACGGTGGGGCAATGTCCGGCTCATCCACCGCAGGCCTGTTTGGCGCACTGCCCGCGACGGGCTATGGCGCAGGCGGCGCAGGTAGCGGGCGAGTAGGGAGCGCCAGCAACGGCACGGGCGGCGCGGGTAGCCCCGGAATCATTGTCATCGAGGAGTATGCGTAATGGAAGCCTACGGCAGACTGCACGAAACAGCGCTGGTGGAGATCATCATTCCCCCGGATGGGGTCTCCATCCATGACATGTTTCACCCCGATTTCGTGGTGACGCTGTTGGATTTGTCACCATTTTCGCCAGCGCCTTCAATCGGCGATCTATATCTGGGAGGTGTGTTTGTCGCACCCGCCCTGACTTGAGCGCAGTGCTTCCTCTAAAAGTAGCCCGCTCCGGCGGGCTTTTTTTCGTCCATACGGGAGAGGCAATCATGCACACCGTCAACAGGAGCAGGGAAATTATGGAACCGAGTTCCACGGGGTTGGGCGGCTTGGCGGCCCTGAAGGGCCTGGAAGGTCTGGGAGGGCTGGCGGCGGTGAAGGTCGCCATGGCCTACGGTGTGCCGGCGGCAATCGCAGCGATTCTGGGGCTACTCATCATGCCCCCGCGCACCGGCCGCGAGTTCACGGTACGCACCATCTGCACGGTCGCATGTTCGTTCATGTTCGGCCCTGCGCTCGCCGGGGCGGTCATTGCCTGGAAGCCGGGGTTGATGGAGGCCATGACGTGGCTGGCGCAGCACGGCGCCGGCAGCGACGACGCGCTGCTGGCCAAGTTCTATGTGCTGGGGCCGAGCATGTTGCTGGCAGGCTTGCCGGCCTGGTGGGTGTTGGGTGCCTACATGCGCTGGATGGCGAGCATGCGGCAAAAGGGGCTTTTGCAGTGGCTCGCCGAGGTACGGGCCAAGCTCCTGGGCCTGCGGTCGGGCGGGGAGGGCTGAACCATGGATCTGAAGACCATGATCGATACCGCCATCACTCCCGCGCTGGCGCTGCTGCCGGCGCGCATGGACACGCCCGAGGCGCGCGTCATGTTGCTGGCCATCGGCTTGCAGGAAAGCCGCTTCGTCCACCGGCGCCAGATCGGCGGCCCCGCGCGGGGCTTCTGGCAATTCGAGAAGGGAACGCGGGCGAGCCGTGGCGGCGTGTGGGGTGTGTTCCTGCACGCGGCCAGCAAGGGCCACGTGGCGGCCTTGTGCAAGGCTCGCAGCGTGGCTTGTGACCCGGACGCGATCTACGCCGCGCTGGAGTATGACGACGTGCTGGCCGCTGGCGTGGCGCGGTTGCTGTTGTGGACCGATCCGAAGGCACTGCCGCCGGTTGGCGACGCCGACGCGGGCTGGGCGCTGTATCTGCGCACCTGGCGACCGGGAAAACCCAAACCGGATAGCTGGCCGCCGCTCTACCGCCAGGCCGCTGCCGAGGTGGCGCCGTGAGCGCCTTGTCGCGCGCCGCGGGCGCGCTGGCCGGGTGGAAGGGCTACGCCGTGGCGGCGCTGGCCGGGGCGGTGATAGCAGGCGGCGCGGCCTGGGTTGTTCAGGGCTGGCGAGGGGAAGCGGAACTCGCCGCCGAGGTGGCCGCGCGAGCCCTGGAGCGTGATGCCCAGGCCCAGGCCACCATTACCGCCGTCGAGGCGGCGAGAACCGAAGAGAGGCGGCGCACTGCCGCCGTGGAGAAAGCCCGTGATGATGCCCAGAAACAAGCCGCTGTTGCGGCTGCTGACGCTGCTGGCGCTCGTACTGAGCGTGACGGCATGCGCGCCCGCGCAAACGCGCTGGCTCGCGCCGCAGCCAATCGAGATACCTCTCTTGCCAACGGAAGCCCGTCAGGAGCCGCTGCCGTCGATCTGCTCGCCTACATGCTCGGCCGCGCTGTCGATCGAGCTGAGGCGCTTGCGGGCGTTGCAGACCGTGCCCGCATCGCAGGACTGACGTGCGAGCGGGCGTACGGTGCGCTGCGTGGTCGACCGTAGGCTGCCAGGGTGGGCGTACGCTGTATCTGGTGGCGATTTAGAATCGGGGATCAGCTGGTACTGTGGCTCAAGATTTGACCAATGCACCCAGGTAGAAGCCACTAACCTCGGACAGGCGGCCACGCCATAGGGCACCTTGCGAATTTATCGTTCGGCCGTCTGAGCCCCAAAACACAGCATTTTCCAGGTGGATATAAGTGGCGGGCACTGATGGCTCCTCAGATCCGACAGTTTGACCATCGTAGATCTTGGCGTGGCTGGAAAAATACTCACGCATGGACTCCGCGGCACTGCTGACGTTGCCATTTTGCATACCTACTGCGATCAGGTCGCCAAGCTTGCGGAAATATTCGGGTCCAGCGATTGTCGTGCCGGATACGGTCAGCCCACTTAGTTGGAGGGTAACCGGGACTTGCAACTTAGTCCTGTTTATCAGCCCCACGAAGTTCTGGAGTACCCAATCTCCGGACTGGTAGTCGTGGGGTGGGGCAGGCTTGCTGTTGTCGGCGCTCATGAGGCTTTTCTCTGATTGGTTGTAGTAAGGATGGCCTAGCCAGACTGAATATAGACCAGGGGGTAGCCACCACGCCAATAGCAATGTCGCATCACATTAGCCCCACGCCGCGCAGGTGAGATGCCTGCCGAATCTATTGAGATTTGTTGGCTGCGCCGAACTTGATCCCGCTGCTCGATCGGATTATTTCGCCCTCCGGGCCGGGATCCAGCGGCTAACGGCGCAGCTGGAGGCGTGTCAGGCGCGGCAGCGATAGGAGCCGCCGCGTAACGGGTTGGGGCGTGGTGGACGTGAGGCATGAAAACAAGAAGCCCCCGGCTTTGGGCCAGGGGCTTTTTGATACCGGCTTGTTAGTTGGCTTTTTTCTTGCGCAACACAATCCGGAACGGGCGACCGTCAGGGCGACGGATGACCCGTCCCTTCACGGTGATAGTCATCCGGTAGATGACTTCTTCGGTGTCGTTCGGCTGCATAGGTATGCTCCAAAACGCCGTCCCAACTTTCGCCTTGACATTTGACAGCCGGCTTGGCGACCGACTACGATGCAGTTTCTACTTTGCAGTCAAGGTGCGTCGTCCATGGGACCTTTGGGCGTCGCATTCTTTCGGGGCTTCGGGCGTTGGCGCGCTTCGAAGCCCTTATTCATTAGGCTGCTCTCTTGTTATTGCGGAGTTGGAGTTCTTCCACGTCGTCTGCGAAGTCCAAAACGACTTGAATTGGCTTCTCGGGTTGACGCTGGTCGTTATAGACATCCACGTCCGTCTTGAGCTGAAAGCAATCTCCAACAATTTGAAGGCGTCTTTGGGCGAACGAGCGTTGAAAGTGCTCATGCGGGGCGTTGGGGTCGTCCAGGTCTGCCCACAGTGAGAGCGTTTTGTTCCCCTCCTTCTTGGTCGTAGCGTGTTTCGCGCGGTAGCGCCGGCCATGACGATCCGTTCTGTACTCTTCGCGAAATACCTGGGCTATATCGGCTGCGATTGCATCAATGATCGTCTTGGCGTTTGGCTTATGTAGGCCATTTTTATAAGCCCAGGCCGCGAGCTCATGCGCGTCAAGTAGCCCGCTCTCATCACCTTTTTCACGCTGATAGCGCTCGATGTATTCTTTCACTGCATTTGAGTATGCCGACATGAGTGCATCGTCCTCCAGTCAATGGTCTACGTTTCCCCAACCGTCGGTCGGGGCGCTTTGAATTGCAACGTGCCTAACTTTCACTAGGTACTTGCTCCACCTGTCATAGCGATTCAACCGCTTACGCAGCTGACCGGCTACGATTCCAACATGGACTTCTAGGCGCTTGGCAAACAGCATGACCCGCTCGTCACTGAAGTACGGCGCGACACGAGCCTCGAAGTTCTCCATCTCTTTCCTGGGCACGCAAAAATCGGCAGCTGCTTCATTCGCCATGCGCTCTTCCGCAAGCACTTGGTCTGTAGCGTCTCCGTCCATATCCACATCCAAGATATAGCCCGTGTCTTTGCCGTGTCCTTGCAGCACGTGTTCTAGCTCGTGACGAAGCACGAACCAGAAATTGTCTATCCGGTCAAAGCGGAGCGACATTGCGATCGCCGGTTGTGTTGACGTTAACCAAAAGCACGCGCCGTCAATCTTGGTCCCAGGCAAGGCTTCGATAAAGACAAGCCGCACACCGCAATCGGCCAAAATCCCGGGTGCATGACGAATTTCCTCGGGAGCAGATAGCAAGGCGTGCAGCTTAGGGAGCGCCGCCTCGAGCAACTCTTTTTTGAATTTCTTGCTGATGTGGTTGGCGGCGATCGTCCGTGCGCGAAACAACCAAGCCAATTGTTGGATGGTGGCCTCTTCGGCTTCGTCCGTCTTTTTGGCAGCGTGAGAAAAGTGGGGACGTTGGTCCAACTGATCGATGTTGAAAAAAGATTTGAACTGCTGCTCCAACACCTCAATGTTCTCGCTGAATTGGATCCATCCACGCTTGACCATGTCGCGGACAGGGAACTGTGCGTAGAGGCGTGACCGCCGCGCGATAAGGTTGTCGGGCTTTGTCACTCTGGAAAGCTGGTACTGACTTTCCAGGTTCATCCAGAATCGCGCATCGGGCCCTAGCGCTTCACCCAACTGAATCGCCGTTTCTGGAGTGATGGATTTTTTTGCAGCGATGATCTCGTTGATCAGTCGGGTAGGGCGGCCCATGATTTCGGCCAATTCAACTTGAGTCCATCCCCGAGCTTCAAGCTCTTCTTTGAGGACTTCTCCAGGCGGGAAATAATCTGCTGCTGCTGCTTGCATAACGTTCTCCTGGTCAGGCATCAATGGACGGTGTCGATTGAAAGGACCTTAACCAACTCTTCTGTGTGATTCGGTTCTTGCTTAAAGCTGAGGCGCTTGTGCGTCGTAAGGCGGACTGAGCAGGTGCCGTCGCCTTCGACCCGGAAGTCCAGCATTCTCAATGTTGCTAGGGATTGAACGCTTGTTGCGCTCCTAAGCATCACGAGGCGCATACGAAAAGAACGCACTGTGTGCGGGTCCTCGCCATTCGCAAAGTGGGGGTCCGTCTCTAATCGCTGCAGCAGGCCGTCTTCATGCTCAACTATCATTGCTCAATTCTAGGCGTAATGATGAGGATGTCAATATACCACTATTACACCAAGTGTAATTTTGGCGGTTTGCTGGGAGGCTGTCGGCTCGACACAACGCTCTGGCGATTTACTGCGTATCACCACCTTGGCGCCGGTATGTCTGGCCCCAATTTTTACCATCGTGGTCCGTAGCGAGTCGCAAACGAAAACGCCCCAACCCGTGAGGGGGCTGGGGCGCGGTGCCGCCGTCGTACAGGACAGGTGTCGAGGCAGCGATGGCAGGATACGCCCGGTTTGAGAAATTGCGCAAACTCGCAAGCTGTTGAGCGCACGCATGACGGACTGGTGGAGAGCCTCCCAAAAAAAAAGGGGGCCACAAATGAAAGCGCCCCAGATCGCTGGGGGCGAATCCGGGGCACTGCCGTCCCTACGCGGACTCGGGAGGAAAGCTTAGGGCGGCGAGGCCAACATAACGCCAATCTGCGCGGTTGCGCAAGCTATTTCGGCCGCGCTGAAGCGTTTGCGGGAATTACAGACCGTGCCCGCATCGCCTGGCTGCCTGTGAGCGGGCCTATGATGACGTGAGCGGTGGCCAGGGTGGGCGCCAAGCGAGATCATCCAGAAAAAAGGACGAGGCGACGGCAGGGGCTCGCAACGCTCGCGGTCCTGCGGACTCGATCTAGTGAACGCTTTGAAGCCCGTCCAGTATTTTTTGGTATTCGTGGTCCCGTTCGAACCGTGCTGCCATTGCATAATGCCAGCCGGCCTCCCAGGACTCGACGTGTTCCCTCCATTCTGAAATGGGCATGCCCGAATGCCGTGGCATGGCCGTCGCCTTAAAGTAGGGGCAACTGAAGAGGTCGAGACCTTCAATAGCCGCTTTCACGCCAAGATGGAATGCGTCTTTTCTCATTGCGATAAGCTTCGAGATAGTTTGGGAGCGAGTATGTATAGAAGATCATTTTTTTGACAATAGTGCTGTCTCTCCCCTCAATTTAGTGTGCGTTCCTCGTGCTAGACAAACTTGGCCACTTGCTTGGCTTCAGGACCTGCAACCCAGCTATTTTATTTCGCCGGAGCCGGGGCGCAGGGCTCACCCGCCGGCGAAGGAGGTATGAGCAAAATAAATGTAGCACGGCGCTCCCTCCGAGAGCGGTTTGGTATCCCTGTCGACGTGGAATTTATTCGGAAAGGGCCATGGGGCATGGCCGGCAGTCTATGTCGGCTGGAAGCCCGTGGCCTGTCAGATGCCAACGCCAGGATGATGTCGGTACTGGCCGGGCACCTGCTCCAGGATTCCGTTGTCTTCCATGGTTGTCTCCTATCAGGACGCGGCGCGCAGGGCTGCGATGGCGTTGCGGGCGGTGCCGGCCGCCGCGACGTTGGCGCCGCGGCACGCCACCAAGTGGTCGGCCCATAGCGCCAGCGCCTCGCGCCGCTCCTTCCAGTAGCTGTACTGGTCGTAGATCCCCTCCACGCCCTTGAGCTTGTGATTCAGGCACATCTCCGAAATGTCGCGGTCGACGCCCAGGGCGCGCATGTGCGACTTCGCGGTCGATCGTAGGTCGTGGGGGGTGAAGGGCCGCACGTCGGGCTTGGCGTTCTCGAGCCAGTAGACAATGGCGCCCCAGACAGCATCCTTGCCGATCGGCGCGTCACCGCCACCTTTGCGCAGCCGCGCCACCGAGCGCGCCGGCACGACGTACCGGGAATCCAGCGCCAGCGCGTCCAGTTCGCGGAACCACTCCACGACGGCCGGCGCCAGCGGAATGTCCATGGCCGCCCCGGTCTTGGAAGCGGGGATATGCCACAGGCCGGCGCCCAGCCGCTTGATCGTGTGCTGGTCGGTGCGCACGTGCTCGCGCAGCGCGGTGGTGAACTCTGACACCCGCACGCAGGTGGCCAGGATGATCCAGACGCTGAGCTGGTTCTGGCGGTTCATGCCGGCGCCGCGCATGACCTGGGCCAGCTCGTCGTCGGTCAGCATCAGGCGCACCTTGGCCTTGGGCCGCTTGCCGATCAGGGATTCCAGGCTGATGCCCATGGCTGGGTTGACCTGAATGATGTGCTGCCCGGCGGCGTGCTTGAACAGCTCGCGGGTGACGATGTACAGGGCCTCCGTCTCGCGCCAGCCCGCGGCGGTGGCGAACCCGTCCTTCGTCTTGCGGATGAGGTCGATGACGTCGCCCGGCGCGACACCATCGACCGCGCGGCCGCGCCAGGCCTTTTCGATTCGGCGCAGCTGGCGCTCGTACAGCTTCTGGCTGTTGGGCGCCAGGTGGCGCAGCACCTTGGCGCGGTAGTCGTCGACCAGCCAGTCGATGGTCTTGGCGGCGCGGGCTTTCTGCTTGGCCTCGCGCTTTTCTGCGGCGGGGTCCTTGCCGGCGTCGATCAGGGCGCGCAACCGGCCGGCCTCCTTGCGGGCTTCGGCCAGCGTGATGTCCGGGTAGTTGCCGATGGTGGCTTCCGCGCGCCGGCCGGGCATGCGGTAGCGCAGCACCCAGGCCGCGGTGCCCGCCTTGGAAAGGGTGAACGTCAGGCCGCCGCCGTCGGACTTGGCCAGGGGCGCGCCGGCGCGGATCCAGCTCTTGATCTGGACGTCGGTCAGCAGGCCCTGCAACACACGCTTGGTCGCCATGGTTCCCTCGGTTTCGGGTAGCTGGGCGGTTTGGCTACCCACCTAGCTACCCATTTTTTGTGAGCTGGGAGGATAACGCCTGAGAAGCCAAGAAAGAAAGCCGCAAGGATTTATGCGGCTTTCAGGGGTGTCGTGATATGTGGTGAGAAGTCCGGAGCATCAGACCAAGATTATGTCGTATTTTTCCTGCGAGTATGTGTTCTCCACTTCCAGCGACACGCGCTTGCCCACGAAGTCGCCCAGCATCGCCAGGTGCTGGCTTTCCTCCTCCAGGAACAGATCCACGACGTCCTGCGACGCCAGGATGCGGAATTCCTTGGGATTGAACTGGCGCGCTTCGCGCAGGATCTCGCGCAGGATCTCGTAGCAGACCGTGCGCGGCGTGCGCACGTTGCCGCGCGACTCGCACATGGGGCAGGGCTCGCACAACTGATGCGCCAGCGAATCGCGGGTGCGCTTGCGCGTCATCTCCACCAGGCCAAGCTGGGTGAAGCCGTTGACCGTCATGCGGGTACGGTCGCGCGCCAGCGCCTTTTTCAGTTCGGCCAGCACGGTCTCGCGGTGCTCCTGTTCCTCCATGTCGATGAAGTCGAGGATCACGATGCCGCCCAGGTTGCGCAGCCGCAGCTGGCGGGCGATGGCCTGCGCCGCTTCCAGATTGGTCTTGAAGATGGTGTCGTCGAAGTTGCGGCCGCCAACGAAGCCCCCTGTGTTGACGTCGACCGTGGTCAGCGCCTCGGTCTGGTCGATGATCAGGTAGCCGCCCGACTTCAGGTCGACCCGGCGCGATAACGCCCGCGCGATCTCTTCATCGACATTGGCCGTATCGAACAGGGGGCGCTCGCCGCTGTAGTGCTGGATGCGATCAACCACGGATGGCGTATAGATGCGCGCCCATTCCAGCATTGCCGCGGTCGTGGTGCGGGAATCCACCAGGATCGCGCCGGTGCTCGGGCCGACCATGTCGCGCAGCACCCGCTGCGCCAGCGTCAGATCCTGGTGCAGCAGTGCCGGCGCAGGCTGGGTGCGGGCGGCCGCCTGTACGCTGGTCCACAGCTTGCGCAGGTATTCCAGGTCGGCCGCAAGCTCCTCGTCATTGGCGCCCTCGGCCTGCGTGCGCACGATGAAGCCGCCTTTCTCTTCGGCCGGCATCAGCGCCTGCAGGCGTTCCCGCAGTTGGATGCGCTCGGACTCCGAATCGATCTTCTGCGAAATACCGATGTGCGGATCATGTGGCAGGTACACCAGCATGCGGCCAGCCATGCTTATCTGCGTCGACAGCCGCGCGCCCTTGGTGCCCAGGGGATCCTTGACCACCTGGACCATGATGGTCTGCCCCTCGAACAGCAGCTTCTCGATGGGCGTGGGCGTCAGGCCCTGGCTGCGCTCGCTCCGGTTCTCGCGCAGGTCCGCGATATGGATGAAGGCGGCCCGCTCCAGGCCGATGTCGATAAAGGCGCTCTGCATGCCCGGCAGCACCCGGACCACCCGTCCCAGATAGATATTGCCGACATGTCCGCGCTGGATGCTGCGCTCCACGTGAAGCTCCTGCACCGATCCCTGCTCGACCAGCGCGACGCGGGTCTCGAAGGGCGTGACGTTGATCAGGATATCTTCGCTTAACGCGATGGTGGGGGGCATGGGGGCATCATCTCCAGGGTAAGGGCAGTGCAAGGCGAATAGTAAACGTAGCGGAGCGCCGGGCAAGCATTGCGATAGCCCACGGGCAAGACGACCTATCTATATATATAGACAGGCGGACACCGCATGGATTCCGGTGACCGCGCGGTGGAGCAGGCGGGCATAGCCCTATCTATATAGAGAGACGCATCATTGGGCAAGTGCCGTGGCGGGGAAGAGGGCGGCCCGTAGAAATCAGATATCGGGGCGGCCCGCAAAATTCATCAGACTTTTTGCGTCCGGCGTGTGACAGCCCAAATTTCTGTGCTATAGTCTCGCTCCTTCGCAGTTCACGCAGTTTTGTGAGCCGCGAAGCCAGGCAAGTGCAACGGATTTGACGCTACGGCGACGAATCTGCCGCAGGGCAGCAAGGCGGTGAGTCAGCGATGATTCTCTCGAACCGGCGGTCAGCGAATTTTGCGTAAGTCAGTGCAAATCAGGCAGAAGCCAGTTGCACGATCTGCAAAAATTGTGCTATAGTCTTGGGCTTGGCTGGTGACGGCGAA